TTTTGCCGGGAAGTAAGTGCCGGTCTCATCAATGGACATGAGGATCACGATGATATCCGGATACTCACGCTTGATCGTTTTCACGACATCCGGGATATTGGCTTTGTACTCTGCAAGGGAACTATTGTGGTTCAGGTTGATCACCACATGGGTCGGCGTGCACAGGTCATAAGCGTTGGCATCTTTTACTTCGGTACCGGCAGTTTCTCCCGGAATCAGGCGAGTCATGCCGTTATCCGCCAGTGTCCTGTACTTATCCAGACAAGCCTTCAGTGAGAAGCCCTTCGTCTTTTCATCGTAGAACGGGTTAATATTGGATGCGCTCTCAAAAGTTGCAAGGTTCAGATCTTCTGCACTCCAGCCACCCTTGCCCATCGCATAGTTCACAACCGTCTTTCCATCCAGCTTGTACGAGGAAGAGGAACCGTAATGCTTGCCATTCACTGTTCCCGGCATGCCGACCATCAAACAGCGGTATTCGGTTTCTGCTGCTTTCGCATCTTTGCGATCCAGGTCAAACAGATAACGCACCCACGACCAATAATGGATCGGAAGATCCGCATCTGTTTTACCAACACCGGCCAGATAACCGTCCGTCACACTGTCACCGATGACAAGGATCTTCGGGAACTGGGTCTTGCCCATGCTGGCGAGGGTGCTGCGATGCTTGAATTTGAGTTTCTGCGTCTTATAGACATCTGACACAAACGATTTCTCTACCGTCTGTTCCAGAACATCCTCCCCGCTGTTGACTGCCGTATTGGTAAACGGTGAGTACAGGTCAAAGCTCTCCTCCATCTCCGCGCCAAAACCAGCATCTCTATCCTTCCAGCCGGTCTCAGCGATCAGATGGTCCACCCAGACTGAAACATGATAGTTTCTGGCGGTCGAAAGGTTATTGCAGACCGTATACACCGGAGCCGCCGGGACAAGGCGAAGGTCTTTCTTTTCCGGCACGGCCACCAGCTGATCCAGCCGGGCCGTCAGATTTGTCAGCTGCTTTTTCTGGTTATCCGCCTCCGTCTGCAGGGAGTTCAGTTCCTGTTTCAGATCATCCAGCGGCTTATAATCCGTGTATGCTTCATATACATACTCCGTTCCCTCAACAATGCAGAGCTTCTCTCCAGAAGATGCCATATAGAAGAACATCACATAGGCATCGCCTTCCTGATAGGTGTACTGGTCATTGGCATCCACATAGCGGAGCGCCTTCTTCGCCTTGTCAAACACGACCTGGCTGGTTACACCATTCGTGCCGGAGCCTTTGGTCACAAGGCCTTTCTCACTGACCGGGATATAATCCGTAGAACCATATCGGAGATTGTCTGCATGATACTGAATGATGGACGAGTGTACAAAGGCAAACCATCCCGGACGGTACTTGGAAGGGTCGAGCAGGTTCCGGCTTCGGACTGCATCCAGCTTGCCAGATGCCAGCGTATCCGTGTATTCCCGCTCATCCTTGAAAGCCTGTCCTACAACAGCAGCATCCGCAGCCATGCCGGAATAGGATAGCGTCGTATCCACCTTACCTGTTCCAATCAGGATCTTGCCCATAAAGGCAATCAGGCGGTTTTTGTAGTCATACTCCACATTCCCGGACGGTTCATTGCTGAAGAAATCGTTGCGGATTTCTTTTCCGGTACTCGGACGCACCGGATAATAGAGCACCTTGTCTGTACTGCGTACACGCAGTTTATATGCTCCTTCATCTATAAACCGGTGCAGGAACAGGATAATCTTGTTATCTCCCTTCACCAGTTCTACCGTCTGGGTGAATACCTCGCCTTCTTCCGATTCAAGCATGACGGTCAGGGTCGTCTCCCCAATGGTTCGGAGTGTGAACTGGATCTCCTGTACAAACACACTTTGCAGAACAGTCAGCGGCACATAGTAGGTCTGGAGTACGGGGCTGCTGCCTTCCCAGATATTACTGACACCATCATACAAAAAAGGCAGGTCCAGACTGGTCATCGTTTCCTTTGCCAGCGCATCATCCGCACTTCGCAGTGCTTCGATCTCGATTGCCATCTTTTTCTGATTCTGCCGCTCCCGCTGAACCTGATTCCACAGCTTTGCAGACTCTCCGCAGACCTTCAAATTCAAGTCTTTCGCATAGGAGCTTGCCCGGATCTTGAATACCCCTTCCGGGATCTCCAACTCCTTTTCTTTGTACTCCTGCGGCTGTTCTGTGTCTCTGGAATCCAGAATAGATGCCACAAACGTACCACTGGCATCATAGCCTGCAACTCCGATCCAGTTAAACACCTGCCCGGTATAGTAGACTTTCTGACAGGCAGTATCTACCGGGATCAGTGCTGTCGTTTGGACATGCTCAAACTTCTGCGTTTCTCCGTTGATCGTGTTGACTGTAATGCCTTCTGTCAGTTCGCCGGTCGCATCATAGTTTGCATCCACCTTGGATTCCTGCAGTGCATCCAGCCCTTCTTTTGCTTTCGGATAGATGGAACGGATCGCTGCTCCAAGGTTGTCAAAGGTATTTCCCTCCGAGTCCACTCTTGCATCAAGGACTTCCGTGTCAGAGGTTCTCCCTTTCGCAATCTGATCCATCCGGGCATTCAGGGCCTTGTTTGTCTGTGCGACATTCTGGGCACTCTGATTCATCTGCTGCTCTGCCGCTGCGACTTTTGCAGTCAGATCCGATTTTGCATTCTCCACACGCGCAGTCACACGGTTTTCTGTCTCAGACAGGCTGGTGTTTACCTTGTTTTCTGTGCTGGAGAGACTTTCATTGATACGGCCTTCTGTGTCGGATACATTTTTGTTGATCCGATTTTCCGTTTCCGAAAGCTCTGAGCGGATATCTTCAGCCGTCTGGGTCAGGTGCTCCTCTGCCTCTGCGATCTGCTCACTATGCAGGCTGAACAGACTCCAATACTTCTCATCACTCAGAGCCGTTCCCTTCGGCACCGGAAGATTGGAAATAAAACTGTTGCCGCTGTCTGTATCCAGCACGATCTGCAGTTCTTCATATTCTTTCCGGATGTCCCATTCGCCTGCATGTTTGGGAACGATCCGGCGGCCTGTGTATTTTGCCATATTACCCCTTTCTGTCAGCCTTACACTGACACATCATCCTCGCCATATTCCACGACCAGATGTCCTTCCTCATCAGTCGTAAATATCAGTCCAAGGTCGCATTTTGTTTCAAATGCAAAATAACCATCCTCCGTAATCGATCCTTCCACGATTTCACGGCACAGCTTTTCTACGGAACTGGACTCCGATTTATCACTCAGCCCAAGGCCGTCATCCGACTCAAAGCCAAAGCAGCCTACCTTGTCAATAAACAGATTTCGGATGCCGTCCCGAACAGCTTTCAGGAATGCTGTAAATGTGTAAGTGGCAATCTTTCCGTTATTGATGGCCGCCCTCTCCACCTTTAACGTAAGGGAGAATGAGCCAAGGACATCACCTTCTGTGCTGAGCATAACAACATCCAGCGGAAAACGTCCGGCCTGCGCCGTCATGAAGGTCGTGATCGTAAAGAGGACTGCCCCCTTCTCAACGAATACAAGGTCTGGTGCGGTTTCGCTCGTGTAGTGGAAGATCGTACCGTCCGGTCTGGTACCGGAACAGGCTACAATACAATTCTGCGGAACGGTATATTCCACAGAGTTGTTATACAAAACACAGCGAACTTTTCTCGCCTTGTTGTCATACTGCTTGACCGGAACCGTCACCGGGATGAGATTCTCCGTCAGCGACAATTCCACTTCCTGATAAATGCCTGTAAGCATTACGAACTTCCTCCTTCCTGATCCGTCTCCTTGTTATCTGTTTCCTCTTTGTTTTCCGTATCCTTATCTTCACTGCCCGGCTTTTCGATATCCGGGGTCTCAGGATCGGTCGGTGTGGTCGGCTCAGTCGGTTCCGTTGGCTCTGGATCAGGTTCTTCCGGTTCATACCCAAGCATCTGCCACTGCTCTCCGTCCCAGAGTTTCAACCGCAGGTTCTTTTTATCGACCCAGAGCGCATCTGCTGCCGGGGTCTCCGGCGCGGTTTCCGACACCGGGATGCTGGGCTGGTACTTTTCATCCAGTTCTTTTTCGACATCTTCCGACAGCTTCTTCGCCACACTGTATCTCTCATCCAACTCCTTCTGCAGATCTTCTGAGATTTCTGTTAGGGTGCCATACCGCTTATCCAGTTCCTCATACAGTTCTTTGGACAGCTTCTTTGCCGTTTCATACCGCTGATCGAGTGTTTTCTGAAGTTCAACAGAAATAGCGGTCGCTGTTTTGTACCGCTCATCCAGTTCCTCCAGCAACTCCTCGGAAAGCTCGGCTGCTTTCTTGTAACGGTCGTCCAGTTCCTTGAGTGTCTGCTCCAGCAGGATTGCTGTTTTGACTGCGGAATCATCTGACTCCCAGCCATATCCCCATGTCTTCCCGCCATCTGTGGAAACAAAAAATCCGGCCGGGCTATTCTTCCACGCAGCCGTTGATTGTTTCAGGGTTGCTGCGTTGAATGCGTACCGAGTCGTATTTCCCTTACTGTCCGTCTCATTTTTATAATGAAGGCCGAACAGTGCAGCAAACAGCGCACCATCATAGATAATGGAGGCCGAAATGCCGCCCATCTGCTCTCCCACTGCTGTTTCCACACGGACTGCGGTATCGTATGCGGCGGTTGCTGTATTTCGGATACTGTTAAGGGAGCTTGTCAGGGAGGAATTTCGGCTGTTGACCGTAGAATTTGACAGTGTGATGCTGTTGTACCGTTCCAAAAGCGAGTCATATTCGGTTTCTGTAACCTTGGAACTGGCTTCAATGCCCAGCTTCGAGATATACACATGGACCGTATCACAGAGCGAGACCTGTTCTGCCTGTACAACATCCTCATATCCGGGTGTATTCCAAAGCTGAATGAAGTCGATTTTAATGTCGACCTCCGGCTCTGTCAGGCTGGTCGTATCAATATAGTCCTGTGCATACTCTCGCAGAGCCGCTTCCGATGGCTTTTCCTGAAAGGTACTGGTGCAGTCCAGCACCGTAATCTTCTGATACGGCACAGATTTTCGGCTGACCATGACCACTTTTTCCGGCAGTTCCATAACCGCCTGCGTTTCGTTGTCTACCCAGTACGGATGCACTCCTGTAATGGTATTCTCGATGGATTTCTCCATCTTGAAATCCGTCAGATTTTTGCCGTAGACGATATGAACGTTGTGGTCCGCACCTCTGGCTCTGTGAAACTTGACTGTGTAGCGATCCCACTCGAACTCTCCTCCAAAAGTATCCAATACCGAGCCATCCATACCGCCCAGACAGTTACGGAAAGATGCCGGAACGGACACAGTAAACATCGCACTGGATGCCACATCTGTCCAAACTGAGAATGGGCAGTCGGAAGCCGCATGGCTTTTTAGCCCCTGCACCGCTCCTGCGCACCCACTCACTGAGAACGGGGAAACTGTAATAAAGTTGAGCTGATAGGAAATATGCCTTGCCTGCACTTCCAGCTTTCCATCGATCGGAGTCGTGATCTTGTAGATTCGGAACGGCTGCGGCTGCATTGTATCGGATGGTTTGGCAAGGATGATATTCCCCTCCTCCAGCATCTCTGCGTGGATACCGTCTGCCGGGCAGATGAGCTTCAGCTCATAGCTTCCGTTTCGCTTTTCCGTTACGGTACAAGACTGTGCATCTGCCAGTTTTCCGATGCCGTTGTGGTTGAACTTTGTTTCTCTGGAATCATATAAACATGGGATCACTGGCTGCACCTCCCCTCAGAGCGTCCACCAACGGGGAATGACTTCCACCGCCGTGATACCGCCTGTCCACGTGATCTGTGTCTTTCCCTCCGGCAGTTCCGGGAAATCATCCGAAAGGATGGTCTCATTGCAGAAGCCGGAAGCGTTGTAAGCGTTGTGCGTCTCACAGTTGAGTAGCACATAGTCTTTGATGCTGTGGATGGTGATCTTCTCTTCTCCCACATACAGCTCGCCGCCAGAATCTCCATAAACCTTGAAGATGGGCTGTGCAGGAAAAGCAAAGGGATTTTTGAGTGTTGTCCTGCTCTCCAGCCGAATACTTCGCTGTCCATCCACGCTCCACCGCTGGGGTTTACAGTTGAATGTCAGTTCCATCTCAGCGGCTTTCTGGGCTGTCACATCAAAAGCAAGGGCATCTTTGCAGACCGCCATCCGGAAAAAATCCGGGTCGTAGGTATCCTGCAATTTCTGATATCCAATCGGAGATAACAGCCATGCCTTGACTGCTGCGGTCTTGGCCGGCAGACCGTTGAAGAAAAATGCCTTATACTTGATATCCACGTTCTGATACCTACGGCGGCCTGCCTTTGCATTCTCGGTGAGGATGTCTCCGTTCCTGCCGGGTACGGAGGTGCTCTCCACATCCGCAGCCGGAGAATCATACACACCTGGACCAGACAAATATAATAGGAAGTCTTTGCTGGACTTCCCGGCAAACGACAGATACTGTCTGGCGTATCTGCCTTTAAGCTGAAACTGTGATACAGTCTGCTTTGGGGCATTGTAGCCCATACGCATCTCCTCCTTTTTATTTGAAGACCGAATCATCTTCGTGAATCATGCCGTTGATCTTATCGGCAACAGTCTGTGCGAGTTCATCATCGTTCCGGGCATTGTAACCATTGACCGTGATATACACACCGCCGAGGTTGGTCGTCCGGGTCGTACCGCCTCCAGCCAGAGCGGCCTGCGGGAAGTTCCAGCCAGAACCATCGAAATGCGGCAGAGTCAGTTCCGGCAGGCTGAAGGAGCTGATGCCCTCCATACCCTGCTGTACTTTTCCTGCCATCGACCTGATCTGGCCGATCAGTCCACCCTCACCTTTCTTGATGCCGCCGGACAGCAGCTTCATAAAGTCGGGCATATAGGTGTCCGCATCTGCCAACGGCCCCTCATCCGGCACCGAGAAATGCAGGAACGAACGGATACCACCTGCCACACTCTTGACCGCATTGCCGACCCAGCTCACACCCTTCTTGATGCCTCCTGCGATACCGCCAACAATATCCTTTCCCCAGCTGACTGCCGAGGAAGCCACGTTCTTGATACCGCCCCAGATGGACGATGCCACATTGCCGATGGCAGACGCCGCATTGGAAATACCGTTCTTGATGGCGTTTACTCCATTCGAGAATACCGAAGTGACCTTGTTCCAGATATTTGTGACTCCCTCCCGGAAACCATCGCAGTTTTTCCAGAGAGCGGTCAGTCCAAGACCGATGCCGCCAACGGCTGCCACTGCGATACCTGCCGGACCCGCCAGGCCAGCAAGTGCTGTGCCTGCGGATGCGAGGAAACCACCTGCGGAGCTTGCTACTCCTGCAAGGGCTGTACCCGCACCAGCGGCCAGACTGGATACGGTCGTACCCACAGAACCTAGCAGACCGGAAAGCGTTGTGCCGACTGTCCCGGCAATACCGCCCAGCGAAGAACCGATAGACGATACGATACCGGAAAGACTGCCGCCTAA